ATTTTTCATTGCCATAATCAGAACTTGAAAACTTTCTAAACACTCTGATGCTGACCATTTGGTACAATCACCATTTATAAAAAAAGCATTTTGTTTATGTTCTGCTGCATGTCTTATGGTTTTATTTACTAGTTTTTGTATTTTCAACATTTTTAAGTCACCTGGGACACTAATACACTCCGTATCAATTTTTATACATATTTTTTTAAAAAAATCCTCAACCAATTTACAAACATATTTTGAATAAATATCCATTACATAAAATTCTCTCTTTGCACCAAATTGCTCTTTGATACACATATCTACTAAAGGAATATAATTCCCAGTATTTAAAGTTTTAATTGTATGAGAAATTAAATTTTCTGATAACATTTTAGGATTTAAAATTAATGCATCATGCACTTTTACTCTCTCTTGTTTATTTGGATCTCTGTTAAAACTCTTTATACTAGCTTTTGTTGAGGAAAAATGAGACAAAGGTTGTTTAAATGTATCTTCATTAAGTATAATTCTATAATCAAGTGGGTTTTTTATAAAGAAATCTTGAGTTGCTTTAAATAGGAATGTGGCACTAAATCCTATATTTTTTCTAATTAACAATTTATCTATATATTTTGGAGTTGAAAAACCATTCTTTTCTTTAGTATTTAATTTATGATATAAATCATCAAACTTAATTATTGTATTAAGGCTTTTGATATGTTCGTGAAAAATACTTGCAGGTTCTTTTATTGTATGCACATAGGTATGAACTGTTGATAAGTACAGATCAAAACTCTTGATTATTAGTTTATTTGACCAGATTGCTGGAAAATTAATTTCTCCACCTGCACTTGTTAATACTCTTTCTCCCTCATCAAAAACAGGTGTTTTTAGTTTAACAAATTTAAAATCATTTTCTTTAGATAAAATTAAATTTTTTGTATATTTTATCATCAAAAAAACTAACCAAATACTTAAATGATTGGAATAAGGTGGTTTACATTTATCAATAATTAATTGTTCTAAATTCGCATACAATGAAAATGAAGAAAAAATTAAATATTTAAAATCCATTAACATTTCAGCATTTTTTTGACTAGCATTTAAACCTGCAATAACCCTTGAAGTGTAAAATTCCTTAATTATTTCATTATTAAGTGGCAAATTTAATCTATTTAAATCTATTACAGAACTAGCAAGAGTTGAATAAAATACATCTGCTAAAAATGCTAACTTTGTTCTTTTTAATCTTCTCCATGAACTTATAAAAAATGTTTTTTCTTTATTTTCCCAATATTTCACATCTCCATAAACTTTTGAAAATTCAAAATCTTTTTTCAAAAAGGACCCAAAGAAAAAGAAAGGTACCCCAGGATCAGTGTTAGTTTTTAAATTCTGACCTGCAATGCAACAAAATATATTTTTTAAACCTGTTGAAAAAATATAAAAATTACCTTGTCTTTTAACAAAAGAACCTAACATAAAAATTTCTTTTGCAAATTGCATATATTTTTGGGCTAAATGAAAAATTTTCAATTTACTCAATTGTTCAAGCCAAGGATTCATTTCTTCATGCATTTCTCTTTTTAAATAATTCACAATTGGATGATCGGCAATCATAAAAGAATTTAAAACAAAGTCTGGATATTTAAAATGATTTTCTGTTTCACAGGAAATATGTGAAAAAAAACAATCCATTTCAATAAACAATTGTTGATCCAAGGAAAGACTCTTTATTTTACCTTTAATTTCTCTGATAAAATTTTTATTTTTTTTGGCTTTAATACCTGCTTGAAGTAAAAATGTATTTCCTGGTATGTCTAATTGACTTTTTTTTAGTTTTATTGCTTTCATATAACAAGAAGGCAATTCATTTTTATCTACTGATAACTTTTTACATAAAGCAGGTATATAACCTACATTCAGAATAGACCCTCCTGTAAAAATCTCATTTGCATTTGACATTTCTTTTTGTTTTTTTGCTTCTAATTGTTCTTTTTTGAACATTTTGCGTGTATAAACTTTGCATTCTCCTTTTTCAAATAATTCTAATGCAATACTATTCTTAGAAATATAACCAAAATTTCTAGATAGTCGATTTAAAAATCTAAAAGCACCAATTCCCCCATTATATTCTAATTGTGCAAAATCATTTAGAAATTCTCCCACCAAAATTTGTTCTGTTGTACTTTCATCTGGGAATTCAAAAATACTAGGGTCTAATAAAAAGTGTAATGTAGGTTTCACCATGTTTTGTGGTAAAAAATCTTTTTGAGCCGATTCCTTTAAAGATAGGAAGGCATTATTTATACTAGCAATTGACGGGATTTTTGGTTCATAATATTTATAATCAGTTTGGTTACATTGTTCAATTATATTTTCGAAAACCCCTGAATTTATTGCTTGACCTAAATTATTTTCCACTTCCTTGGTTCTTTCAGACATATTAAAATTATATTCTGTGAATTCTGGTAATGTTTTATCAAATGGTGACCCAATATATGCATTTAATTTCCATATTATATTTTGGATATTATTTATAGAGCCCCATACTTGTGATAAAAGATTAGATTTTAAACTTGCAAATAAATGCAAAAATTTACTCTGTAAATTCTTCAATGCTGGATCTACAGCTATAACTACAAATTCATATTTAAACGAATTTAATTCACTAAGTAGCTGTAGTATAGGTTCATATTTTAATCTCTTTTCTTGCGCAGCTTTAATTGTATTTTGTGTAACTGTTATTTCAAAAATTCTATAAATTTGAAAAACTTTATCAAAA